CGGTATGCCGGCACCCGCAATATTAGCCGCAAAGCCACCGAGCCATGTTGCGGCACCGATAACACAGTTTATTCCATCGATACATTTATTGATCACCCAGATAATACCGTTGACCGCTCCCTTGACGATGTCGCCGATCGCGTCCCAGATGCCTTGAAAAAACTCTTTGATTCCCGTCCATGCTTTTTCCCAGTCAAGTGTAAATACACCCTCAATGAAATCAATCACACCGCCAAGAGCGTCAATGATGCCGCCGGCAATGTCGCCGATTTTATCGATGACCGGTTCGAGTATCGTTGTGAAAACGGTTGATATTGCCTCGAACGCCTTTTTGATAAATCCAACGATCGCGTCGATCTGTTCTTTGTGCTTTGTATAAAAGTCTTTCAGTTTCCCGAAAACTTTCTTTGCAAGTTCAACAACCTTTCCGGCAACCTTCGCTACGACCTTAACGATGCTCTGGATGATCGGAGCGATTGTTCTGACAACCGCTGCCACGACATCGAAAACCGCGTTGAAAGCATCGATCAGGAAGTTCTTTGCACCCTCTGCGCCGTTTTCAACATCCCCGAAAAGACCTCCGAACGCCTCTTTGACCGTTTCGATGACCGGTCTGATCCCGTCCCAGATCTTCATTGCGTGTTCCTTCATGGCATCCCAGTTCTTCCAAACGAACATTGCGGCCGCCGCGATTGCCGCCAAGATACCGACCACGATCGCGCCGGGGCCGGATAGTGCCGCCATCAAGGAACCGGCTTTTGCGATACCGCTGCCGAGTTTCCCGATGGTAAATACCACTTTTCCGATGCCGGTCGTCAGTTTTCCAAACAGAATGAGCGCGGGCCCGACCGCTGCCGCAATCCCCGCCCATTTCATAATGTTTTGTTTTTGTTCATCCGTCAGTTCACTAAACTTGTTCATCAGTTCGGTGATCTTTTCAATCATCGGCGTGATGACCGGAGCAAGCGTTTCTCCGATTGTTTTCTTGAAAATATCCCAGTTTGACTTTAATTTCTCGATTGCTCCGCCGGGGCCGTCCATCAGTGCGTCCGCCATCTTTTTCGATGTGCTCCCGCATCCGTCGAGGGATTCTTCGAGTGATCTGACCTCTTTCGGACTCTTCTTGATGATGTTGAGCCACTTGTTCATCTGGTTCTTTCCGAACAGTGCGGCCGCCGCTTGTGTCTTTTGTTCCGCCGTGAGTCCTTTGAAAGCCTTATGGAGCAAACTTTGTGTTTCTGTGAACGACTTATATGATCCGTCGGCGTTCGTGATACTGATCCCCAACTTTTCGAGCATACCGATGGCCTTTTCGTTCGACGAAAGGTTTGCAAGTCCTGACTTGAACGCCGTGCCCGCCTCTGATCCGGAGATCATATTGTCGCCCAGAATACCGGTCGCAACCGCCAAGTCCTTGACATTCCATCCGACCGTCTCAAACATAGAACCGGCTTTTGACACCGACTGAAACAGTTCGGATGTGGTCGTGTTCGCTTGTGCTTGCGCCTTTGCAAAAATATCCGCGTATGTGGTAGCCTCTTTCGTATCGGCCCCGAACGCCTTCATCGTGGAGCCGAGTCCGGCTGTGACCTCTGAAAGGTCTGTTGCCGTACCCGCTGCCAGTGCAAACGCCGGTTGCAATAGGTCGGCGGTCTGTTTTGCGTCAAACCCCGCTCTTGCATAGGCAAGGGATGCGTCGGCGGCGTCTTGCATACCGAAAACCGAATCGGCAGCGGCTTTCTTGATAGCCTCACCAAGTGCCTGACTTTCCTCCGCCGTGCTCCCCATCGTTGCCTGAACCAAGCGCATCTGCTTGTCATACTCTCCGTATTCCTTCACGGCAACGGCACCCATTGCCACGATCGGGGCGGTGACGGTCTTTGTGAGTGACTTGCCGGCGTTCTGGATGTTTCTGCCGGTTCGCATGATATCCTTGCCCGCTCGCTGATATTGTCTCGCGTTCCGCTCCATGTTCTTCATGGCGCGGTTCATCGGGCCCGTCATCTGATCCTTCATCCGCAAGATCACATCAATAATCTTTGCCATCGTTATTCCTCCCCGTTGTAGTCCTCAATCTCGCGTATCATAAACGCGTGTAAAATCCTTTTTTCTCCCTCCCCCAACTGATAAAAGGTCGAGGGAAGGATGTGGTGTTCACGGTAACACCAGAACATCAACTGTGTTCGGGCGTCCGTGTTTATCAGTTTTTTATTTCTTCATCATCCGCATCATTGAAAGCGGAAAGGTTCTGGATCGCCTCGGAAATCGCATACACCTCATTGCGGAATATCTTCTCGACAAGATCGATCCCCAGACGGCATCCGAAATACTCTTGCAATTCCTTATTTTTCAGATCCGGATCAACTACACCGGCAAGAACGATCTTTTTCGATGCCTCGAACATCTTTGCGGTGTTATATGTTTCTGATCCAACTGTCCCATCGATATACTCACTCATTTTTCTCGCGGGGATCTCCCTGATCTTGATCGTGATCTTCCCCGGCTTTCCGAGTGCTCTTGCAAGGGCAGCGGAATCGAATGTTCCCTCGTTCAGTTCGTCAACCTTTTTTGTATCTGCTTTCAGTAACATTTCAGTAACAGTCATTTTTAATACCTCCATTCATTTTGTTGGTTGCTAACAGAAAAGCCACCTCCCGAAAGAGGTGGCTTATAAATCTGCTTATGACAGTGCCGCAGAATGTGCGATCGTCGATGTGAGTTCCCAGTCCGTAAAGGAGAAAGGAACAGACTCCTCGAGGAGTTTCTTTGCCTCCCAGTCGGCAAGCGTCAACTCATCGAATGTGCATCCGAACAGTGTCAGATCCTCCTCGCCGACGGAATCAGGATCAGCGACCTTTGACCGGATGGTGCAAGTGGTCGTCTTGCCCTGTTTCAGATTGTCGGAAAGTTTCTGAATAAAGAAGGACGAAACCTTGTTCAGTTTGATGGTTCCCTTGCCGTCGGTTCCAGTGATCTTGTAACCTTTTGCAAGTGTTCCCACCTGATTGACCTCCGTTTTCTCGAGCGAAACCTTCGCCTCGAGTCCGAGTGCCTCCGCCATCTCCTCGTCATCAATCCAGAGCGTGGAGAATGTACCGTTGAGCACTCTTTCCGGCTTTAACAGTTTAGGCATTTCTCATATCCTCCTTTCATCAGATATAAATCGGGATGTCGATGTTCTCCATCACATCCACAAGATTCATTTTTGCGATCAAGAACACCTTGTCGCCGGTGTTTGCGTGGCGCAGTTCCTCGGTGTCCATATCAGATGTGTCAATCCCCTTCGACTGGAGATAGGTGGCATTTGCCTCCGCATCGATGTCGATGGAGTAGTTCTCGACAATGTCGGTCAACTGTTTGAAATAGCCTTTGATGGCATTGCACAACATAACCTTGTTGTCGTAGGTGTTCGGGTATTTCCCGATGTAGGAATCGCGAACCGTCGTGTAGATGTCGCGGCTGATCTGACGCATCGTGTCAACCAGTTTGATCTTCTTGAAAGAGTCGCCCTTCTCGGATGTCGTGGTCGTGAATGATGTGACCGCCGTTCCGATCTTGACTTTCTCCGCATCATAGAAAAGAATCAGTTTGCCCGCTGCCACCGCCGCGTTCTGCTGCTCCTTCGTGAGTCTATCGACATCATCAACCTCATTGAGTGTCGCATAGGTTGCAGACATCGTCATCGGTGTACCGGCAAGCATACCCGCAATACGCGGAGTGTACTGTTCCGGTGTATAGGTGTTTGATCCCACCTTGATGTCGTCCGTGGCGAAATTGACAACGCCCTCGAAATCTGCTTGTGTTTCCGGCAGAACGACGATGATCTGATTGTGGTTGTCCCACTCGTTCTTCACCCAAGATACGACGGAAGATTCCAGTTCGTCCGTGGCAACTGTCGGAATGGCAACATAGTCCACATACTGACTTGAAAAATAATCAAGTCCGTCGGAATAATCTGCCGCATCCGCTGCCACAAAGAAACAGATGATCTTCTTCGGTTTCTGTGTGTAACCGACAAGCGCATCTTTGATGTACTGTTTGTTTGCTGCCGACCAAGTTCCAACGATGTCACTTTCTGTGACGATCGTGACTGGGTTCGTTGACGGAAC